GGTTGCCGCGGCTTCCGTCATGCGCTCGATTCCGTAGATCACGCCAAAGATAGCGGCCTTGACCGCGAGGCCAGAGGAGCCGACTTCCTTCATCCCGCCCTGGATGTCCTTGAGCGCCTTACCGGTTTGGTCGGCGCCTTTGAGGCCGATGTTGACGAAGAGTTCAGCGACCGTCATTCCGGTTTATCTCCATGAACGTATGCTCGTAGTCCGATAGGAAAGCCTCGTAGGCAAGTGCTTGCAGTATGTCTCGGGATTCCATCTGCCGCGCCTCCTCCAAGGAACTTGCCCAGCCGCCCTTGACCATGCGGCTATAAATCAGTCGTTCGTCATCTCGAATAATGACTTTAGGATACTGCGCGCTCTTTCGAGTTGCTTGGGATACTTCGACAAAAGGGGCTTCAAGAAAGGGAGTACGTTGTCGTAGGCAACCTCGTACCGAGCGAAGAAGTAGTCCTGTCGGCGTTCCTCGGGATCGAACGTGCTGTCGTCGATCTTGAGTCCGTTGTAGGTCACGCGCTTCATGCAGGCTTCGATAGCGTCGTCGATCTCTTTCGAGGCAAGGCCCGCCATGATGACGTTCTTGAGCAGGTTGAACAGCTGGTCCTGGCCCTGGATGGCAACCGCCGCCATTTCGCGCGCGATTGCCATATAGAGCGCCTTCCCCTCCTTAAGGGGTGACACCGTGATCTCCAGCATTGCGCCACTCGGAAGTTCGACCTTACGTCCCACGTGCTACCTCAGGCGATCAGTCGGATGCACTTTGAAAACCGAATGCGGTATTCCGAGGCGCTCTGGTCAGTGTCGCCTTCCTGGTTGTTCTTGGCAGGAACGTTCTTGGTGAAGATTCCACCAGAACCAATATAAGTGTCGCCAGCAATGTTACCCTTACCGTCGCCAACCTTCTTGATGAAATCCAAGTCCATAAGGACAAACCCAGAGAAATTGTTTTTCTGAATATTAAGGAGGTTGTTGAGGTACTTATCGTCGGCGCTCCCGCGAACAACCCTGATCACAAGGTCGGCAATGTTGCCCTGTTGGTTGAGCGCAAAAAGAGCGTTTCCATTCTTGCCCACCTTTACAGACGCGAGTTCATTTGGAGGATCGAGTACGCCGCAATCCTTGTCGGCAAGGTCTGCGAGGATTCGGTCATTGATCTTGATCGTGTCATCACCGGTCAGTGCTACGGACATGTTTGAATCCTCCCTTACGCATTAATGTTGACGATGACGGCCGCGCTGTGGATCGCGCCCGCTTCCTTGAGTGCGATCTGGACGAGCGGCGCCTGGCGAGCCGCGCGCGCCGTCGGGTCCTGCTGCGAGACAGGCTGCGAGTAGATATAGTAGCCGCGCTCCTCGATGTTGCGGTCGAAGTCGGCGATGTTGCCAAAGCGGTTGGGGTCGTCCCATTCGCCCGGAGCGGCGTACTGATTGGCAACGGCCTGCTCGCAAACGCGGCGGTAGGCGCCCTTGAGTACATCGAGCCCCTGCTCGGTCTGAACAATCTTGGTCGAGGTTTCGGCCAGGATGTTGAATCCTGCGATCTGGATGCTCGAGACGAACCAGATGCGGTTGTAGACGCGATCAAAGAACCCGTTGGCGCCCGCAGTGAACACCTTTGGCACGCCCTGGAAGCTCGCGTACACGTCCGCGCCCGCGGCCTGTGCCAACGAAAGAATCGTGGGCGTCAAAGTCGGGTCAGGCTGGATGCCGACCAGGTCCTTAAGGTGCATCGTGATAGTGGTATTGCTTCCCGAGAAGTCGACCGAGAGAGCCCGCGATGCGTATGCCGCGGCAAGTTTAAAGCCGTCGAGCTCAACGCCGCTGCCATAGTAAAGCGCACGGTTCTGGTCGAGAGATCCAGTGCGCAGTTGGTCTGCCGTGCCTCCGCTCTGGATGTCGGCCTGAACGACGAACGGCCAGAAGCCGATTTTATTGTCGTCCTGGATGAGATCCGCAGCCGTGAGCAGATCGGCGGGCTGAACGGCCTCGGTAACGAGCACGCCGAAGAACTGGACAAGCGAGCTCAGGCGCGTGATCGCCGCGGTCACCGTCTCCATGTCGTCCGAGAACGGCATGACGATGAGCTTGCCGCCGCCCGCGAGGATGTTGGGCTTCTGCGAGAAGATCGCAACCGCCATGGCGTAGGTTACGGAGTCAGTTCCGAAGTCCTGGCCCACCGTCGTCGGCTCCTGGTAAATCTTGTACCCAAGGTCGCCGAAGTTCGCGCCGAAGTTCTCGCGCGTGATGAGGCCAATGTTGCTCGTATTGAAGGCTCCAATTCCGGCCGGGGCTTGGGAGACTGATACTGTCAGGACGTCAGTAATAGGCAGATCCATCTTTTACGATCCTCCGTTAAGGGTCGAGTGCCACCGTCGGCGGTACGAAGGTGTCATAGAACGGCACAGCCTTCGTCTTGGTTATCGAATATTGTAGGGCCACCACGATCTGAAATCTATACGGGATTGCGGCTGGTTCGAGGAACGACAGGTTGGTGAACTGGCTCGGAAGCCGTGCAATCTTGAATGCGTTCGCCTCCTGAACCTGCTGCGAGTACGTCGATGCCAAAGCCTCCAGAACTTCGTCGCGGCGATCGCGCGCCTCGGTCGAGCGGCTCAGGATATCGATCGTCGCCAGAACCATGTAATTGGTCGAGAGTTCTTCGTTTAGTCCGCCGTTGCCGTCGTCGACGTACCGGCGGCTGTTGGCAAACGCCTTGTTCGATTGAACGCCAACGACAACCTTGAGCCCTGTGTCGTTTCCCATATCGATCTTCTGGTCCCAGAGCCATACTTGCGCATCCGCAAGCCCCATCTCCGACTGGATGATGTCGCAAAGAAGGTGCTCAGGGGTCGTAACGCGTACCTGGGCGTCGGCTGTGAAAGGCCCGAGCGGGTCAGAGTCGGTTACGCGCACGGTCACNGATTCGACCGANCTCGAGGCNGTNAGCAGGCCNGTTGCCTGGTCAAGCGCNGCNTTNGCCNNGNNNACGANCGNNTACGNNTANGGCGGNACACCGCCCGCGCCCGCNANCTGCAGGCGCTGGTAGGGCTTTATGGTGGCAAATAGTGGCGAGATCGAAAGGCTCATTCCTGGAAGCCCTCTGCGATCTCATAGCGAACGTACCCGTATTCGGACCAGCTCTCCTTGGCCATGACCCGGTATTGTACCGCGGCACCACCGGCTGGGTCCGGTAACTCAATGACGTCATCGGTTTTAAGCTCAAGGTCTGGGTACGCGAAAATATTGAACCAGCGCCAGGCGCGCTGCCCCTCTGGCTTCATGGCCAAAGCCTGAGGGCGCAGCGGCACCTTGACGCCTTGGAAGACGTTCTGCACTCGGTCTTCCATGACCTCGTGATTTACGACGGTCTTGAAGACCTGCGTGAACGTCAACGTTTGGAAATAGTCCTTCATGGCGCCCTGCATGTCGGGCAGGCTGCCCGTGTAGCGGTCGATCGGGATGTCGCGCGCGCAGCGGATTGGCCCGTTGGTCATTTGACCTCGCTCGAAATGCTGTTGCGCAGCTGCTGGCTGTCGACGAGGATCTGGCCCGTGTTGTTCGTGTACCCGGGCTTCCAAGGCGCCCACTTACCAAAGCCACCGGTCTTGAAGGCCTCGGCAACGCACTGCTCGCCCGAAAGCGCGATTTTCTCGATGTACGGGCGGAGCGTTTTGGTCTTGATGACCTTCTCGATCGCGTCCTTTTCGAATGCGCCAGCGCGGTATAGGAACGTCCAGAGCCTGTCGTTGATCGGCATGCGCAGAAACGATCGCGCCGGCATCTTCGATGTGCCGTACTCGTGCCGCGCGCCAACCTCGGCGTTGGTGGGTGCTTCGGCAGGAGGCCCAGCGATCTGGTCGGCGGTTTTCCGGCGCATGAGTGATTCAAACGAAATTTCGGCCGGAACCTCGGCTGGCTTTCGAGCGCCCTGCTCGCCAAGGATGCCCACGCGCGCTACCGGGATCTTGCCCGAGAAGGCTTTGATGATCGCCTCGAGGGCTGCGTCCTTTAGGACGACCGTATCCGCCATCACTCGCACCCACGAACGGCGAAGACCTGGCCGGCAAGCTGAGGCAGGAGGAGTTGCAAATACTTGGCGCCGTACCGCGTTTCGGTAAGCATGGCGAGCTGCGGGTTGTCGAGAATTCGCTGTGGGATCGAAAACGACTCGGATACAGGGCCTACTGCTTTGGCGGCCTGCAACCACGAGTAGCCCGAGGCAATGCCCTGCTGGCCCGCGCGGATCGTCTGCACGAGCAGGTGCGCGGAGAGGTTCATGTAGGCGACCTTCTTCTGGTCGTCGGTATCAAAAAGCGCCTCGTTGAATTGGGTGTTGGCCTCGGTAAAGGCGTTGTCGATGTCCTCGTCGGTAACTGTGTCGTCCGTGTCGCCGTACGGGAAATCGCGTCGGAAGAACGCTTTGAAATCGGCCTCAACGAAATCCAATTGCTGCCTCCTTCAAAAGGGTGGCCCGGAGGCTCATGGCAACCTCCGGGCCGTGAATCCTGAGACGGGGGACCATCGTCAGGAGAACAACTTAGAAGCGGAAGTACAGGAGCTCCGACGGACGGAGCAGCTGCACGCCGGCGAACTGGCCATACGCAACGTTCTGGAACTGGAAGCCGTTGAGCGTGTTGGCCAACGTCGAGGTGTAGTCGACCGGGATGGTCATACGCAGCGACGTCTCGTCGTAGTTGAGGAGCGTGTAGATCTGGTAGCCCAGTCCGCTGTACGCCTGGTCGGCGTAAGCGAGCGGGAGGATCTTGAAGTTCGGGTTCTTGGTCATGACCTTGAGGGTCTCTTCCAAGATCTGGAGCTTCGACTTCACCGGGAAAGCCGGGTTCGACGGCGTCGCAAGGCCGAGGTAATCCGACTCAGGGATGATGAAGTGCGTGGGCCACGCGGTACGCGCGCAGTTCGTGCGGTACCGGTCGAGAACCACGGCGCAGAAGCCGGCGAGGTCTTCCGGCGTCATGGCCGAGAGGGCCAGAGTGAGGTCCGCGGTGTTGGTCGTCACGCCGCTCTGGTTGAGAAGGCCGAGGACGCTGGTGCTGCCCGAGAGGCCCAGGAAGGCCAGCTTCTGGATACCAAGGTCCCAGTTCTTCTTACGCGCCTGCTCTTTGCCGGCGATGATGTCCCAGTTGCCGGAACGCTGCGCCTGGAAGATCTGAGGCAGCGTCCAGTTGATCTGCTTGCCCCAGTTGATGACCTTCTGGTTCAGCGAATCGATTCCGACGTCCGCCCCTGCGAGCTTGCCGTCCGGACCGCCGTCGTTCAGAACGCCGGTAGCGAAGTCATCGCCAAGGCTGTACTGGCGGAAGAACTCAAGGTTCGACGCCCAAGCACCTTCGCCGACGACAACCGGCAGGTAATCGGCCGGCGCGACTTCGAAGAACTTCTGATCGGAGTGCTTCTTGATGATCTGGGTGAGGGTGGTGATCTGAACTTCGAAACCAAGCGCGTTCTTGAGAGCATTGGCCTGGTTTTGAAGCAACTGGGCCATGGCTTCTTCGCGCGAGTTGAGCACGATCGGCTGGCCTTTCGAATTGAGAACCTTGAATTTCATGAATCTCTCCTCTTGAGAATTTGAAAGCGGTTTAACTTAGGCCAGCGGTTACGGAGCAGTCGTGCCAGGGAGGTCGACGGCCACGCGGATCAGATCGCCAGCGGCAGCGGCCTTGTCGTAGGCGCGGCCCACGATCGTGCTGCCAGTGGTTGCCGTTGCGACCTTCTGGCCGGCGACGACGATCTTG